ACTCTCCTCCCACTAACCCTCACACCTCCCAACCACTCAATCCCTCCCCTCCGCCTTTTGCCTCCCCCTCTCCCTTTTGCGCCATCTCCCCCCCCCCATCATTTTCCTTTCCCCACCCCCCCCACTATATATTTTTGTTATATTGCGTTTAAACAACCACGCTGTTAATCTGCGAACACTTGTTCCTAACGGGTTGTGATGACAAAACGCCAGACAATGGTTTACGACTTCATCCGGGCGTATATAGCCATCCACGCGTTTGCCCCGTCGTATGAGGATATAGCGTCGGGCTTGGGTTTGAAGAGCCGTAGCAATGTGCACAGGCTTGTTCATCAGCTACGCAAGCAGGGCTTGCTGTCTGTCCGGGCGCGTAAATTCAGGACGTTACAGATTATTGATCGCTCTGCCTTGGCTATGGCGGCTCTGTAATGATGCTAACGCGGGAAGAGCTAGACCAATATATTAAGCTTCTGGACATACTCCCGAAGAAGTCTGCCGACATACCAAAGATTCAAAGGCTTATAGAAGAGCATAAGCGCAGTATGTGCCAAGAAGACTTTATGTGTTTTGTCCGTGACATGTGGGCAGCATTTATCCCCGGTAGGCATCACCAGATAATGGCAAATGCCTTTGAGCGGGTAGCCCGTGGGGAATTAAAGCGATTGATAGTGAATATGCCTCCGCGTCATACCAAGTCGGAGTTTGCGTCTTTTCTATTGCCGTCATGGTTTCTGGGTAAATTTCCTGAAAAGAAAGTTATTCAGTCAGCCCATACAGCGGAGTTAGCGGTGGGGTTTGGTCGGAAAGTGAGGAACTTGGTCAGTTCCCCTGCGTATCAGGACATATTCAAGATCAAGTTACAGGCTGACTCTAAGGCTGCTGGCAGATGGAATACCAGCAAGGGTGGGGATTACTTCGCCATAGGTGTTGGAGGCGCTGTAACGGGCAAGGGCGCTGATCTATTGATCATAGATGACCCTCATTCTGAGCAAGAAGCCATGCAAGGCAACCACGAGGTGTATGAAAGGGCATATGAATGGTATTCATCAGGCCCAAGACAGCGGTTACAGCCGGGTGGAGCCATTATTCTTGTAATGACCCGATGGGCAAAGCAGGATTTGACGGGTCGAATACTTGAAAACTCTATCCAACGGGGTGGAGATCAGTGGGAAGTGATTGAATTCCCAGCTTTAATGCCCTCTGGACTGCCTTTATGGCCTGAATTCTGGTCACAAGCTGAACTGGACAACATCAAGGCAGAGATTCCGGTCAGTAAATGGCAAGCCCAGTATCAGCAAAACCCTACCTCTGAAGAGGGTGCCATCATAAAGAGGCAGGATTGGATGCTTTGGGAGTCTGATCGTGCCCCCAAGTGCGAATACATCATCCAGTCTTGGGATACAGCCTTTGAGAAGAGCAATAGGGCTGACTATAGCGCCTGTACAACGTGGGGCATCTTTTATATAGCCAATGATGACGGCAATGAGATAGCTAATATCATCCTTTTGGACGCTTTTAAGGACAGACTTGAGTTCCCGGACTTGAAAAAGCAAGCTTATGAGTTTTGGAAGCAATGGAACCCTGATTCTTTGATTGTTGAAAAGAAAGCTGCTGGCGCACCCCTTATTTATGAGCTTCGGCGTATGGGTATACCCATATCCGAATACACCCCGAGCAAGGGTTCGGACAAGATTGCCCGTGTAAACGCTATATCTGATATGTTTGCGTCTGGTTTGGTGTGGTGTCCCGATACGCGGTGGGCAGAAGAGGTGGTTGAGGAAATGGCAGAATTTCCCAACGGAACACATGACGACTTAACCGACTCCGCTAGTCAGGCATTACTTAGATTTAGGCAGGGTGGGTTTATTAAAGCCCCTTCCGACGAACCTGACGCGGTCAGGTCGTTTAAATCATCTAGACATGCGGCATATTATTAAGGATAGAACATGGCAACCAATATGGATAAAGCTCTCTACCAAGCCCCGCAAGGGCTTGAGGCTCTCGCTGAAGAACCGGCACTGGAGATTGAGATTGAAGACCTGGAGTCGGTGAAGATTGGGATTGGCGGGCTTGAATTGGAGATTAGTAAGGGAGTTGATGGTGGTTTTAACGATAACCTTGCCGAAGAGATGGGTGCAAATGAGTTGCAAAGCCTAGCCTCTGACTTGCTGGATGATTACGAGGCAGACATTAATTCCCGTAAAGACTGGCTTGATACCTATGTCAAAGGGCTTCGCCTGTTGGGTCTTAAGTATGAGGAAAGAACCGAGCCTTGGGCTGGGTCTTGTGGTGTGTTTCATCCCCTTCTAATGGAAAGCGCGGTTAAGTTCCAATCTGAGACGATTATGGAGACTTTCCCTGCAATGGGGCCGGTAAAGACCACAATCATCGGCAAAGAGACCCAAGAGAAGAAAGATGCCTCAGTTCGTGTTGCAGATGACATGAACTACGAGTTGACCGAGCGGATGCGTGAATACCGCCCTGAGCATGAGCGGATGCTGATTAGCCTGTGTCTGGCAGGTAACGCTTTCAAGAAGGTCTACTTTGACCCCTCGCTGGACAGGCAGACTTCGGTGTTTATTCCGGCTGAAGACATCATTGTGCCCTACGGTGCAACGAACTTAGAACAAGCAGAACGGGTCACGCACCGGATGCGGAAGACCAAGAATGAACTGCGTCGCCTTCAGGTAGCAGGGTTTTACGTAGATGTAGACCTTGGCGAACCACAGATGGTGATGGATGAGGTAGAGAAGCAGAAAGCCAAAGACCAAGGGTTTAACGCCTCCGTAGACGGTCGTTTCCAGATTCTGGAGATGCACGTTGATATGGACTTGGCTGGGTATGAGGACGAGCAAGACGGCGAACCTACCGGCATAGCCCTGCCCTACGTTGTGACGATAGAAAAGGGCACCAGCACTGTATTGGCGGTACGCAGGAACTGGCTAGAAGAAGACAAGCTCAAGTTCCGCCGCCAGCACTTTGTGCATTACGGATACATCCCCGGCTTTGGCTTCTACTACTTCGGTTTGATTCACCTGATTGGTGGTCATGCTCAAGCAGCTACGTCGTTGATGCGGCAGTTGGTTGATGCAGGAACCCTGTCTAACCTTCCGGGTGGTCTAAAAGCGCGGGGACTAAGGATCAAGGGTGATGACACGCCGATTGCTCCGGGTGAATTCAGGGACGTAGACCTGCCTTCCGGCGCTATCCGGGACAATATACTGCCTTTGCCTTACAAGGAGCCGAGTCAGGTCTTGCTGGCGTTGATGGACAAGATCGTTGCTGACGGTCAACGGTTTGCTGCAACGGGTGATTTGAAGGTCAGCGACATGTCCGCGCAGTCTCCGGTAGGCACCACTCTGGCTATTCTGGAGCGGATGCTGAAGGTGATGAGTGCAGTTCAAGCGCGTATACACTACGCAATGAAGCAGGAGTTTAAACTGCTTGCTGGAATTATCAGGGACAACACCCCTGCGGACTACAGCTACGAGCCGGAAATTGGCAATAAGAAAGCCAAGCAGTCTGACTACGACATGGTCGATGTCATACCGGTAAGCGACCCCAACGCTTCTACCATGAGCCAGCGGGTGGTTCAGTTCCAAGCTGTTCTACAACTTTCTGCTGGCGCACCGCAGATATACGACCTGCCTTATCTGCACAGGCAAATGATTGAAACTCTGGGTGTTAAGAACGCAGAGAAAATTGTGCCGATAGCTGAAGATATGAAGCCTGTTGATCCCGTAACTGAGAACATGGATATCATGCGCGGGAAACCAGTCAAGGCATTCTTGATTCAGGATCACGAGGCGCATCTGGGTGTGCATATGACGGCGATGCGCGACCCCAAGCTTGCACAAGTTATGGGTCAAAACCCTCAAGCACAGGCAATCATGGCAGCAGCGCAAGCCCATGTCATGGAACACGTAGCGTTCCAGTATCGCAAAGAGATAGAGAAGATGCTTGGAGCAGCCCTGCCGCCGATGAGGGATGAGGATAAAGACGAAGAAGGTCGTGAATTGCCGCCCGAAATGGAAGCACAGTTGGCTCAACTTGCAGCCCAAGCGGCTGAAAAACTGCTTCAGAAGAACACCGCTGAATCGCAGCAACAACAGGCGCAACAACAATCCCAAGACCCGCTGGTTCAGATGCAGCAGAAGGAACTCCAGATCAAGGAGTCTGAGGTTCAACGCAAAGCTGCTAAAGACCAAGCTGATAATGCAATGAGGCAGCAGGAGCTTCAGATTAAGCAGCAGGAAGTGCAGGGGCGTCAGCAGCTAGACAATTTGCGTATTGAGGCTGATTCAATCAAACACCAAAAAGACAAGACGATTGATCTGACCAAGCACCGTGAACAGATTACAGAACAACAACGGCAGAAAGCTATTCAACAACAGAAACCTACTGGTAAGGAACCTGCATGAGCTATGCAACCCCGCTTGAATACATCGACTCAAAACTCGATGAACGGCGCATTGAAATAGAACAGCACCTCGGTAGGGGTTCTGCCAAAACATATGAAGAGTATCAAAAACTTTGCGGATTCATTCAGGGTCTGGAGTTTGCAAAGCAAATAAACGCAGACCTTGCACAACGTATGGAGACAGATTCAAATGAGTGAAATCTTTATAGGCCAAGATGCAAACAACCCGGAGCAGTCCACAGTCCTGCCTGACACCCCTGAGCAAAAAGCAAAGCAACTCCCAATCCCATCAGGTTTCCATCTGCTATGTGCTGTCCCCGAAATCGACGGGACTTACGAGAGTGGAATTGTCAAAGCAGACGTTACCAAGACCTATGAAGAGCGCCTCACCACAGTGCTATTTGTTGTTGAGCTTGGGCCTGACTGCTACAAGGACACCACTCGCTTCCCCAGCGGAGCATGGTGTGCGAAGGGTGATTTTGTTTTAGTGCGCCCCAATACGGGTTCACGCCTGAAGATTCACAACCGTGAGTTTCGTTTAATTAACGACGACGCAGTTGAGGGAATTGTTGAAGACCCACGCGGCATAGCCCGCGCATAAGGAGATAAATCATGGCAAACGAACCGTATAAGTTTCCAGACGAGCAAAAAGAAATAAAAGTTGAAGTAGAAGAAACCCCTGAAATTGAAATTATAGACGACACCCCTGCGGAAGACCGCAATAGGGAGCCGTTGCCTCAAGATATGGTTGAGGATTTGGAAAAAGACGATCTTGCCGAGTATTCGGACAAGGTAAAAAAACGTCTAGGCCAGATGAAAAAGGTATGGCATGACGAACGTAGAGCCAAGGAAGTCTCAACGCGAGAGAAAGACGAAGCTATACGCGTAGCCCATACTTACATAGAAGAGAATAAGCAATTAAAACAAAGACTTGGAACCGGAGAGAAGCTCTTTGTAGATGAGATTACAAAGACCGCTAATGCGGAATTGCTGTCCGCTAAAGAGCGAATGAAACAGGCTTATGAGGCTGGTGACGCCGATCAAATTGCAGACGCTCAAGAGGCCATGACGGATGCGAAGTTAAAACTGCAAGAATATCAAAGGTATAAACCCGCTTTACAAGCAGAAAATATAGGTGTAGAAAGTAATCAACAGGTACAAGCACCACAAGTATCTGACGCAAAAGCAGAAACTTGGCGGCAGAAAAATACTTGGTTTGGTGTAGACGAGGAAATGACTGCCCTCGCGCTTGGCTTGCATGAGAAGTTAGTCCGGTCTGGTGTTGATCCTCGTAGTGACGATTACTACCGCCGAGTAGATGAAACAATGAGGAAGCGGTTTTCAGAGAACTTTGAAGACGTTCCTCAAACGACGGGGCAACCCGTTCGCAAAGCAGCTAATGTTGTGGCTCCAGCAACGCGCAGCACCGCGCCAAATAAAGTGCGACTTACGCAGACGCAAATGGGTCTAGCGAAGAAATTCGGACTTACCCCAGAAGCTTATGCAAGAGAAGTTATAAAATTGGAGAATACAAATGGCTGAAAATCGTCTAGCTCGTGAAATGGAAGCTCGTGAAACTACGCAGCGCGTTCAACGCTGGACACAACCACAGGGTTTGCCCACTCCTCAACCGGAGGAAGGGTATTCTTTTAGGTGGGTACGGACAGCACTCTTAGGGCAAGCAGACCCTACGAATGTGTCTGCAAAATTCCGTGAAGGCTGGGAACCCGTGAAAGCGGAGAGTCAACCGCAAATGTTTGCTCACTCAGACCCTAACAGCAGATTTAAAGGCAATATCGAGATTGGTGGGCTTTTGCTGTGCAAAATTCCTAAAGAGTTTATGGAACAACGCGCAGCTTTTTACAAGAAAGCCTCAGACGATCAGGTACAGGCCGTAGACAACAGCTTCATGCAGCAGAACGACGCTCGTATGCCTTTGTTTAAAGAAAACAGGTCGTCAGTGACGTTCGGCAGCGGCAAAAAATAACGTAGTATTTAAACAAACTTTAGGAGTTAAACATGGCATATCCGACTATTGACGCCCCGTACGGGTTCAAGCCGGTCAATTTGCTAGGCGGTCAAGTCTTCGCGGGTTCTACTCGCCAGATGGCAATCGCTTCCGCACATGGCACGGCAATCTTTTTTGGTGACATCGTAATCATGTCTTCCAATGGTTGTATCAATAACGCGACTCTGACTGATTCTGCGGTTCAGGTTGCGGGTGTTTTCTTGGGTTGCAGCTACATCAACTCACTCAGCCAACGTATTTATGGTCAGTATTTCCCGGCCTTGACTGCTGGCACCGTTGACACGGCTTCGGGTATTACCGCGTATGTTGCGGATGATCCTGATCTGGTGATGAAGGTGGCGATTGTTTCCGGCACGACGACTATGAGCGGCATTAACCGTGCGGGTGTTGTTGGCGGAACGGCGGCTTGGGTTGCTAATCTGGGTAGCACTGTTACCGGCGACAGCAAACAAGCAATTCTTTCAACCACCGGCACTGCTACCACCCTGCCGCTTAAAGTCATCGACGTTGTTGCTGATACCGTGAACGCTGCTGGTTCTTTCACCGAAGTTTTGGTGACTTGGACTGGTCTTGTTCATATGTATCGCGGCGCGGCTGGTATCTAAGGAGAATGAACAATGGCTATCTCACGCGCACAACTACTTAAAGAACTCCTTCCGGGGCTGAATGCCCTGTTTGGTCTTGAGTACAAGAAGTATGGCGAAGAACACAAAGAGATTTTTGAAACGGAAACCTCTGAGCGTTCTTTTGAAGAAGAAACCAAGCTGTCGGGCTTTTCGGCTGCTCCGGTGAAAAACGAAGGCAACGCGATTGCTTACGACAATGCACAGGAAGCTTGGACGGCTCGTTACCAACACGAGACGATTGCTCTGGGTTTCTCAATCACTGAAGAAGCGGTTGAAGATAACCTGTATGACAGCCTCTCGGCTCGTTATACGAAAGGTCTGGCCCGCGCTATGGCCTACACCAAGCAAGTTAAAGCTGCAGCAGTGCTGAACAACGCATTCTCCAGCACTCAACTTGGTGGTGACGGTGTGGTTCTGTGTTCGGCTTCGCATCCGCTGGTTTCGGGTGGTGTGAACAGCAATACGGGTGGTGCGGCTGATCTGAATGAGACCTCGCTTGAAACCGCTGTCATTCAAATCGCTGCTTGGGTTGATGAGCGCAATCTGCTTATCGCCGCCAAACCGGTCAAACTGGTTCTCCCCCCGGCGTTGATGTTTGTGGCTACGCGTCTTCTGGAAACGGAACTGCGTGTTGGCACGAATAACAACGATGTCAATGCGTTGAAGAACAATGGTTCGATTCCGGGTGGGTATTGCATTAACCACTTCCTGACCGACACCAATGCGTGGTTCTTGACGACTGATGTGCCGAATGGCCTGAAGCACTTTGTCCGCACTCCGCTGCAAAACAGCATGGACGGTGACTTCGATACGGGCAACGTAAGATACAAGAGCCGTGAGCGTTATAGCTTTGGCTTTTCTGACCCGCTGGGTATCTTCGGGGCTTCTGGTTCGTCGTAATGTAGTATGATTCAAGGGTGGATGGCAGAATGAAGAACTAGCCATTAAAAGACAGCTTAAAGCGTCCACCTGCTTTACTTATCTGGGAATTTTACGCATAGCGACTGCCCCAGCAGACTTGTTAGAGACTCTATGCGGATGTGCTAACACACTAGGAGTTCTAAATGGCTATTTCTA